TCTAGGACATAGTTTAGTCATTATCTTTTCCTCGCTGTTTGTTTTGCTCTCGCAAAGTTAGCTGCTGTTGGTGCACCCTTTGCACCTTTTTTTCTCATCTTACCACCACGTTTTCTTTTAGCATGTATGTTTGCGTATAAACCTGGTCTAGCCATATACTAACTCCTTGCACGCTGGACAACTCTTTCTAAATCTAGAATGAGTTGGACAATGGTCTGGTTTATGAATAGGCACTTCCGGCTCTGGTGCATCTTCATATAAAACTAAATGAGGATCTTTTTGCTCTTTTGGCGTAAATAAATTTTTTATCCAGTTCCACATTATTTTTTCCTTTTCTTATCGACACCTTTTATAGCACCTTTATTCTTTGATGCATAGAAAACAGTCTCACCTTTTTTAGCTCCATATTGTTTCTTCATGGACTTCATTATCTTTTTACCTTTAGGTGTTAATGGCATTATTGATCTTTTCCTTTGTTAACTCCAGACTCGGTAACTTTTTTACCACCAAGTCTTTGTGTAGTTCGTCTTAACTTTTTTCTAGCAGGATCAATGTCCTCTTCCATTTTTTGAAAAGAACGTTTCATTCTACCTTTTGATTTCAAAGCAGATAACTTAACATCGGTTGTAACTTGTTTTATTTTGGATTTGTGCACAGCTGGTTTAACAGAACTAATAACTTCTGTACCAGTTGTTTTTTGTTTTCCAAAATTTTTTAAAGCTTTACCAAAGCCTCGTAATGCTGCTCCGACAACTGACATATACTACCTATTTATTTTGCCAGACTTTTTAGCTTTTGAACCAAACTTACCATAAGACTCATCTCTTGAAGCTTTTAACTGTTTAGCAGTTCTTGGCTTTCTGATTCTCATAGCAATAGACTCATCTTTTCTAGCTTTGTAGCCTTGTTGTTTTTTTCCAACTTTGCCACCGTCTTTGTACATCTTGCCACCTTTCATACCCATGTCATTTTTGTAGTAGCCAGACATCATATCTTTTCTAGCAGTAGACATTCCACCGCCCATTTTTTTGACTCTGCCACCTTTTTTCATAAAGCCCATTTTGTTTCTGACTTTAGTTGGTAGTTTAGCAAGACCTGGATTTTTTTCTTTATCCACAGCTTTTAATGCTTTACCACCTTTTGCAAGAGCCTTTCTAGGCTGTGCAACTTGTGTGTTAAACCTTCTATTTGGCATTTTTATTTCCTCCGTTCCTAAAAATTTGTGTACCCTTTATACCATATATTGACGCCACGACAAGGATCCACAAGTTGGTGAACCATGACGGGAGCTGTGAGAACATGTCGAAGAACAATTTTACTTTGTCCATCGCAGTCGGGTCATCCGATATGACCGCCCAGGCCAGCACCAACACGGGCAAACTTAAAATTATAAGAACGGCTTCGTCCTTCCAGTCTGATTGACGAGCCTCCAGCAATTTTCCCTGGTAAGCTTCCTCACCTTGGGCCATCTTGGTTGCATGCATAAGCTGCGCTTCTGACATAGCCATCTTCGTCTTCTGCTTGTTAGCGTAAATCTTACTTCCTGCAGAGACGGCTAATTTAATTGCCGATAACCACATGATTTAGTACCAAGTTGCTGTTTTATCTTTGTCAGCTAACATTCTTTTCGTACCTCTAACCTTTTCTTTGTCTCCTGTAGGGATAACGTTTCTTGCTCTTTTAACGTTAGCCTTACTTCTTGGATCATACTCAAGATTTTGGCTAGGTATCGACATTTGTTTAGCTTTTTTATAATTCATCATAATGTTTTTACCTTATATTAAGTTTTTGGACCTTTCAAGATTTTAACGTCAGCCATTTTCATCAAATCGTTGTCCAATTTTGCTGCGTTTGACATGGCTTGCTTTGTTAACGATGTATCAGCTCTTAATTCTGCTAATTCTTCGTTCTGTTCTAGCTTATCTTCCGTTAAATCTCTTTGTTGAACCAATTTTGCTTTGTCGATATTGATTCTTTCGTCGTCATATTGTTTTTTACGCTCGTTTTCCATCGCTCGTAGGTCAACTTCACGTGATTTTAGTTTTAGAAGAGGGTCATTGTCAAACGTTGACGTAATTTTCTTCTCTTCTTTCATAAAATCTTCTGTCATTTCTGCAATTAGCACTGCTTTTCTAGCTTCAACAGCTTGTGACATCACTTGTAGCTCGTTTGCTGCCTGTGGATTTGATGGTGCTTGCTGTTGTAGCATCTGCATTGTCTGTAATTGCTCTCTAAACTCTAATTGTATCTGTTCTTGAGCCATTAAACTTATGTGTTCAAGTATATTTTTCTGTAATGCAGCCATAACTGGTGGATTATTTCTTACCATGTTAGTTGCCATAAAGTTTAAATGCGAAGTTATGTGTGCTCTGTGGTCTTGACCAGGGAAAGCTTGGAATGGTTTACCACCTAATGCATCAATATTTTCTAACGCTGGATCTTTTGGTGCGTTAGGTGCAGGAGGTGGTAGTATTGAGTCTATATTTTTTACTCCGATTGCTTCATACATGTTTCTATAAATATTATACATGTTGTGCATTCCAGGATTTGCTGTTGCAAGTTGTAATTCTGTTTGTGCAAGTGTAATTCTTTGCGACATAGAAAAAATATTAGGGTCCGCTACAGGAATAATATCTACTCTGTCATCAAAATCTAATTGTTTAATTGTTCTTGCACCACCCACTACATCGTATGGATATTCTGGTGGTAAATATTTGGATACGATGTTAGCAAGTAATCTAAATTCTTTTTTCATCGCTGCATACAATCTTTTGTGTATTGCAGACATTACACGTGAACCACGTTCTAGTAATGCAATTGTAGTTCCTACCGCTGCATTTTGATTACCATCTCCTACTTGCATCTCTGCAATAGAAGCAAATCTTTGACCTGCTTGTACAACGATACCTAATAATTGTAATAATGTTGGTGATGGTTCTTTGTATGGTAACGGAAAGAATGCATCACGTAATGATCCACCCGGTGCATCAACATCTTTAAACTCACCTGGTTGTATAGGAGCTGCTTCGTCTTGTACTCTAACACCTCTCTGTTTAAAACCAGCGGGTAAGTTTGATAATGTCCCTGCATCTAGCAATTGACGGAGAGCAGACGTTGCCGTTCTGCTCAATCCGCCAATCATGTGAATGAGTCCGAAACCATAAAATCCTAGTCCTGGCAGAAATTTGAAGTGGACGAAGTATTGGATTTTATTTTTCTTCGGATCATCGGGCGCATAGTTCCTTCTGATAGAAAGAACTGTTCGGGTACTTTCATCGATAGTTACGACGTAAGGAAGTTTGATACCAGTCGGTTGTCCGTCTGCACCTGTTTCCTCAAAACCTTCGAGGTCAAGATTAACATGACACTCGAGTAAAGTATAAATCGGTTGTGGTTTACCGGTAGCTTTAGTTCCTTCAAGTTCTCGTTCTTTTTTAAGAACAGGGTTTGTCTCAACCCTACCTGGAGGTCCTAAATCTACGTCACGGTAAAAACCAGAAACTTGCTGCTTACGCAATTCGTTCTCTGGCATTTTTATGACATGAATTATTGACTGTGCATCATCTAATGAGGTAGCTGTGTAGGGTACAACCAATTCGTCTGCTGGGACAAATTTAGAGACGGCTCGTCCCATTGTTGTGTCATAATAAATTTTTTTAAATGTTGAACCTGCAAGTGGTAAATGAAATAACATAGAATCAAACTCTGGTTCGTATTCTTCCATCTCATCCATCACAAGATAGTTCATGTAATCTTTTACTCTTTGTGCTTGTAAGTCATTTGCTGGTGTTTGTATTCCAACAACTTGTGTTCTTACTGGTCCATCACCTGGTAATAATTCTTTGTATGCTTGTGCTTGAAACTGTGTAACTGCTTCTGCTAGTACAGGGTGCGTTGCACCTGAAGCACCTTGGAAAGGTTCTGATCTATCTTGATATTTAAATCCTAATAAATCTAAACCATCACGATAACTTTGCTCCCATTCTTTTCTTGAAGCTTTATAATCATTGTAGTCTCCAACCATATCGTTACCAATTGGTTGTAAAACATCTTCTGGTAAAATATCTGCAAGGTTATCAAAATGATTTTCTGTGCCCGGTATATTTATAGCTCCCGGTTCAAAGTCAATAGTTGCACCGCCGTCTTCTTCGGGTGTAACTTCAACTGGTCCTTTTTCTACTTCCTCCTCCTTAACACTAACTTCTTCGATCTCCTCTTCTGTTGGGACATCGATTTTAGTTCGCGTGTTACTAGGGAGTCCTTTATCTATATCTGCCATTTATACTCCTATGTATTTGTAACATAATATTTTAGGTTTTCCAACCCTTGTGGGTTAGGTCCTGATTCTGGTGGAATTGCATCTGGCTTACGTATTCCAGCTATACCACCACCTGCTTTTCGCTCTTCTCTTCGACTAGCTTCATCAGCTAATCGTTCTTGTAAAACTCTTTCTTTAACCTCTTCAATATCTACATCATCAACACCTTCTAATGTTGGTGTATCAAAGTCAGAACTTAATCCAGAAAAATCTTCTTCAATCATTTCTCTGTTTACAGCTTGTCTTTCCTCTGGTTTCATTCTTAACATATCCTGTGCTTGTCTAACTTTACCTTCTAATAAAAATGGTGCAGCCATAATTTCAGGAATAGATTTACCCTCATCATACGCTTGTTTTGCAAAATACGCTTCAGCACCTAAACCAATTGGCACTGCGAGTTTACCTAATAATCTTCCTGTAGCTTTTAATCCCTTACCTACAGCTTGTCTTACAGGTTTAAATGCAAGTGATCCTGCTGCAGCTCCTCCTGCTACTTCAGGTAAAATACTTCTAGCCTCTGTGCCATCAGCTGCTTGTGCTTCATCAGAAATTAAATTTAATGCTAATCCAGCTGGTATAGCCACCGCTGGTAATTTAGAGTATATAGCAAATCTTCTAGTTGACATAGGATTGCTTAATGCACTTTTAACTTTATTTAAAATGTCTGGTTTAAATCTTTTGACATAACTTAAAACTTGTTCTCTACTACCTTTATCTTTTAATATTTCTTTAAAGTCTGCAGGTCTAAAACCTCTTTTAATTTCAGCATCTACTTTTTTAGAAACATATGGTGATAGAAGTTTTATTCTTTCTTGTCTTGGTAGTTTATCTAATTCTTTTAAATTTATATCTTTTGATGTTAATGAAAACTTTCTGTTTATACCTTCAAAAGAAGGTTCTAATGTTTCAGGATTAACTGTTATACCAAATAATCTACCACTAGTTTTTTTAATATTTTTTTTAACTTGATTGTTTATATCTACTAATTGATCTTTTAGTTCTTTAGTTAAACCTGATTTTTCTATTTTTTTCATTACATCAAACTGTTGATCATAAAGTTTGCCTAAACGAAACTCTGCTGGTTTAACTATGGCTTGGTTTATTAAACTAGAGTCAATACCAAGTAATCTTGTATCATATTCTAAACCTAATCTAGCCATATGTTCCATAGAAACTCTGTGAGCTAAATCAATTTTATTACTTAAATTTTTTTGTTTTAAGATTGGTTTTTTTATTTTATCAACAATAGTGCTTTCTGTTTTTATACCAGTAACTTTTTTTTGAAGTTTTCTTCTTTTAGCAACAACTTGTGCGGCTTCTCCTCCTTTAGGATATTTTAAACCTTTTTTATTTACAAAATAACTAACCATTCTTTCAAACTGTCTTTCACTAATAGGATATCTTTTAGCAAAGTTTGAAGATTTATATTTTTCAGGCATGGATTTACCTGGCACGTAAGTATATTTTAATTCTAGTTCAGTTAAAAATTTTTCTTTCATTTTTGGATTTGGAAAAATAACGTCTTCTATAACTCCAGCATTACCTTTTTGTTTTATGCTAATTTTATTTTTCATTTGTTCTTTCGTAGGTAACGTTCCAACAGTTTCTTGCTTACCTTTTCGAACTTGCATTTGTTTATAACGATTTAAATCTTCATATTTTTTTCCTGTCCTGTCTTCATACTCTTTTATGTTTGATTTCATTTTTGCTGTTAATACTACTGGCTTACCTGTAGATTTACCTTGTTTCATTATCTTTTCTAATTCTTCTTTAGTGCCTCGATATACTTTTCTATCTTTTGGTCCACCTCCAGCACCTATCGTAGTTCTGTAATGATACAACTTACCTTCGTCAAATAATTTAACTAGTCTTGGATCTTTCTTAAATTCTCCCTGTAATTTTTTTATTTTTGTGATACCACCATCTCCCATCTCTACTCTATCATCTTCGTAGAGAAAAAGTATTTCATCGACTCTGTCCATTATTCTCCTAACATTGCAGCAAGACCACCTGATGCAAAATCTTGTTT